GAAGCAGAGTTTTTATTCAAAAGTACTGGTAAAGCGCATAGCGTTGTTAATCTAACAAACGGCGAGTTTGCTGTTATGGAAACGGATAGAGCTATGCAGATTTTTAAGAAGAACTACATACTGGAGACGATAAAAGATGGTACTCAAAAAGATAACTGATAAGTGGTGGATGCTTAAATCTGACGACGGCTACGTATGTAAGACTTGGTTTGGGTATAGCAAAGAAGAAGTACTGGGCCAATTTAAATCCTATATACGCGATCTTGATTTGGACAAGATTAGATATAGACCGAAAGGAGTAAGGTAATGGCCGATAAAGAACTGGAGGAATTCACAAAAGTACACACACTATGTAGAGACAATTTTATTCTCCCAATGCTTGAGGCTTTGTTTGGAGACTCCGATGAGTATGACAGGAAAACCGTACAGGCTACACTATCGGCACTTGCTGAGTCCGCTGCCATACTTAGCCTTGTGTCTGGGCTACCCAAAGAGACAGTAATAGAAGCGTTTTCACAAACGCTAGACCTAGTATATGAAGAAGAAGCCGGTAATGATATTTGCGAGGAGTTACTCCATTGAAAACAACAAACACTAAAAAAGAGTGTCCTAAGTGCAGACAGGAAATGCATGGAATAATTACTAACGTAGATCAAAATGGTAAGCAACTACCACAAGCAGTACGTAAGGGGTTCTTCTGCTTTGGATGTAAGTGCTGGCTAGATGCTACTGGAGAGGAGAAGAACACATGAAATGGTGTGGGCGTACGCTGCTTAAAACTCCGATCCGCTATGGTCTGTGCTTGTCGCAGAATGATTTTGATATAGCACTTATCAAGTTGGGTCTGGAGCCAGAGCCGTGGATGTCCAAAGGCAACGCAGCCAACACGCATTTCATAACTATAGATAACAAGGTGCGGGTGATTGTTTGTTTAGCACCCCCGAAGAAGAGAGAAACGATTGAGCAGACTTACGGCACACTTGTACATGAAGCTGTGCATGTCTGGCAGGAGATACGGCAGTACATAGGGGAAACAAAAGCTGGGGAAGAGCAAGAGGCATATTGCATTGAGCAGATTGCTTACAACTTAATGGCTGAGTATAAAAAACTAACGGAGATCAAAGATGTATAGCTATAAGCGTGTGGCGTTTCATCCAGAGCGCCTTGAGTGGCAGTTAGCGACGTGGGTCAGGGAAGGTAGCGGTGAGTTCAGAATTGACTTTGATGACGGGTTGAAGGTAGATGAGAAAGTAATGGCGTTAGCAGAAGAAGGGTATGTGGTTAGACGGGATAAAGCAGCAGGTTCACTTGCGGTGCAGGAGGGCGGGGCGCACTACAAAAAGTTGAAGTTCCAGCCAGTCGAGTACATTCATGCTAACGGTATCCCGTTTATAGAGGGCTGCGTGATTAAGTACGTCACACGGTGGCGTGATAAAGGCGGGGTTGAAGACCTGCGCAAAGCAAAACACTTTATCGACATGTTGATCGAGCTGGAGATTAAAAAATGAGAAAGTTATGGCTGATACCGCTGTTCGTACCCCTACTCATAGGGATTATTGCATACATTCTTTTCTCCGCTGTTTCCTACGGATGGAGTATGGCAGAAGAAGTACTGGAGGACTGGGGACGTGATTGACTGGACTGAGTGGATGGCGTGGCACAACACGCTGCCCAAACTGAGGGGGAAAGATGCGGAAAACGAGAACTTCTGGCGCGAAATCGACGCCGCCCAAACAGCAGCAAATAACAAGCGAACCGGACAAAGAAGACCGCAAGACACTAGCGGGGAAGAGTAAGTCTTACATATACGGATGGAACAAGGTGAAGTATGGCCAAAAAACGAAATAAGATTGTATCTGTAGGGTTAGAGACCCCCGACCAGAACAAAGCCGAGCTACGCAAAGATTTTGAGCAGCAGGTAAAAGCGTTCCTCAAGAGTGGTGGAAAGATAAAGCAATGTACCGACGGGCAATCTGCTAATGCTGATTTAAGCAACTACCGCAAGGGGCAGATGCGGGGAGTAGAGAAAATGAACAAACGTAGTACTGAGGTAAAGCCCAAATGACTACATGGTCTTATAGTAGCATCAAAACATTCGAACAATGCCCCAAGAAGTACTACCACATTAAGGTAGCACGAGACGTTAAAGATTCTGGTAGTGAAGCTACTATATATGGACAGGAAGTACATAAAGCAGCCGAAGAGTATATAAGGGACGGTAAAGACATCCCGGCTAGGTTTAACTTCATAGCCCCAGTACTTAACAAACTAAAAGAATTCCCCGGTGATAAACATTGTGAGCTGCAGCTTGGAGTGGCCTACGATGGTGCAGAGTACACCCCTACTGGGTTTTTAGCCGACGACGTGTGGTGGCGTGGTATAGCCGACCTACTGATAATAGATGGCCCCACTGCATATATTATTGACTACAAGACTGGTAAGAACGCCAAGTACGCAGACACTAAACAGCTGGATGTATTAGCCGCTGCCGTGTTTACCCACTTCCCAGAAGTAAAGACTGCTAAGTCAGCCCTTATGTTTCTGGTCAGCAACGATTTTATAAAGAAAGAGCACACCGCAGATATGCGCAAATCGTACTTCGCTACGTTTGCACAATCCCTTGAAAGGCTAGAAGCCGCAGAGCAGAATAACGTGTGGAACGCTGTGAGTGGTCCACTGTGTAGGTACTGCCCAGTAACTAAGTGCGCACATAATAGGAAGTAATATGAGGCCCATATACGAAACAGAGAAAGATAGAAACCGCGAAGAACAGACGTTTAAGTTGCTGGCAAAGAAGATGGACTTTGATTACATAAACATGCCACAACTGAGCGTAGTAGATAAGCTGCTTTGCTATAAGGATAAGAGGTTGGCGGCCATTGCAGAATTGAAAATACGGACTAACAGGTTCAACGCTTACCCTACATACTTATTCAGTGAGACCAAATGTAGCGCCCTGCTGTCAATAGGTGAAGCTATTAAAGTACCTGCTTTACTAATAGTACGGTTCTCAGACCAAATAGCATTTACAAAATTACGTGGTGGGTACGACCAAAATCTAGGTGGAAGAGTAGATAGAGGAGACAGTAAAGACATTGAGACCTGTGTGTTTATCCCTATGCAAGAGTTCAAAATTATTATGGAGGTGTAAAATGGGATGGTATAAAAAAGGGGACGATCACTTAGTTCTTGGGCCCGAAGGAGCCGGAGTTGAGTGTTTTTATCCTAATTGCAAAATAGGTAGCAAATTATATGACAGGGACGCATGTGTAACTTGGGACACTTACGTACCTTTAGAAGCTATGTTCGAATGGTTTCCTGCAATAGTTAAACTAGCTATTCAAGAAAATTGTGATGAATACACAGCGAAATACCAAGCAATGAGGTTTGGCTTTTATTTGCACCCCGAGTGTGCAGCTGAGTGGGGTATGCACTTAATAAAAGATGCCTTAGATTCAGACGATAAAGTAGGTAGAAAATTAAGTAACGGAGGATAGAAAAATGGCTAGAAATTACAAAGAAGAGTACGACAAATACCAAGGTACTGAAGAACAGAAGAAAAACCGAGCCAAACGTAACGCTGCCCGCCGTAAGGTTATGAAGGAGGGTAAAGTTAAAAAGGGTGACGGTAATGATGTGGCCCACGTAAAGGCTATGGACAAAGGCGGCACCAACGGTGACGGTGTGCGAGTAGAGTCGGCATCCAATAACCGGTCCTTCAAGAGGGACTCCAAGGGCAACTTGGTGTCAGAGACCAGTAAGCGTGAACGCAGACGGAAGTAACCGCTATGCAAGTAGTCCAAAACAAAGCCATAGTCTTAAAGACGCGTACGCCCCATAAACTGAAAGACCACGGCGTGGAACACAAAATTATATCTGAGCAAGAAGGTATATACGAAGTGGCTGTGCGGTGGACACTGGAGGACTCACAGAAGCTGGCCAAGATAGGTGCCAAGGAAGTGCCGTCTCCTATCCTACGTGACTACCAATGGACAGGGAAGTTAACGCCATTTGCACACCAAAAAGAAACCGCTGCGTTCTTGTCCCTACGAAAGAAGGCGTTTTGCTTTAACGAAGCTGGCACTGGTAAAACAGCATCAGTTATATGGGCGGCAGACTACCTAATTAAACAGGGCGTTATCAACCGAGTGCTGGTTATATGCCCACTGTCTATTATGAAGTCAGCATGGCAGGCTGATCTTTTTAAGTTCGCTATGCACCGTAGCTGTTCAGTTGCCCATGGTTCTTCTGCTACACGTAGGAAAATAATAGAAATGGGTTGTGATTTTGTAATCATAAACTTTGATGGTGTCGCCGTAGTGCAGCAGGAAATAGTCAACGGTGGGTTTGACCTTATCGTAGTAGATGAAGCCAACGCTTACAAAAATGCACAAACCACGCGGTGGAAAACACTAAACAAACTAGTGACCCCAGACACTTGGGTATGGATGCTAACTGGTACACCTGCCGCACAGTCCCCACTTGACGCTTACGGACTGGCAAAAATAGTAAGCCCCGACAGAGTGCCCAAATACTACGGCCAGTACCGCGACTCTGTTATGTATAAGCTGACTCAGTATATATGGAAACCTAAAGTAAACGCAGGCAAGACCGTACATAACGCGCTACAACCGGCTGTAAGGTTCGAAAAGAAACAGTGCTTGGACCTACCCGAAGTTATGTATCTTGACCGAGAAGCCCCGCTGACACCACAGCAGGAAAAGTACTACAAAGTTCTGAAAAAGAAGATGCTTATAGAGGCGGCTGGGGAGCAAATAACTTCTGTAAACGCAGCTACTAATCTCAACAAACTACTTCAGTTATCAGGGGGTGCAGTCTATACCGATACTGGGGAAGTGGTGGAGTTTGACGTAGCCAACAGGCTTAACACAGTCCTTGAAGCTATCCAAGAGTCTAGCAATAAAGTGCTGGTGTTTGTACCGTTTACCCACACAATAGAGCTACTAAAGAAATTCCTAGACAAGAACAAAGTAACATCAGAGATCATAGGTGGTTCAGTGTCTCTGAATAAACGTAGCTCGATATTCGATGCCTTCCAAACTAAACCCGACCCACGAGTCCTTGTCATACAGCCCCAAGCAGCGTCACACGGTCTCACTTTGACCGCAGCAGACCCTGTGATACCCCTTCTGCCATGCGTTCGGCAGGCCCCAGCAACAGCAGAATGTCTCCGGCGCGGATCGGGACGCGTCGAA